TCCGCCGTATCCATCTTTTAAAAAGGGCGAATTGTCACGGCGTTTCAATACAATACCCATACTTTTACGATAACAATGTTCTGTGTCATCTTCATAATAATCACCAATATATCTTTTCTTGGAAAAGAGTGCAAACGGTAAAATGGCCTTTTCAAATGCAAGTTTATGAGGAGGTTTCAACATCGCGGTTACTAAATCTCCTGCTTCTTTTCCCAATTCCATGGAAATACCCAATGCATCTTTCCCTAACAATTGTTTACCATCTTGTATCAAGTTGAAACGGAAGAATACAGAATCTGTATCACCATAAATGTATTCAGACGTTGCAATCACCTTACCATAAATAGTTTCACATTCACGATTTTTGTATACATTTTCAACCACTTCTTTTGCAAACAACAGCATGTTTCGACCACCTGCAGTACATGATGAAGCTACGTACTTATTATAAAACATACTGGTGGATGCACCACATTGACCATACACTGAATTTGCAGCAACTTTAAATGCATTTTGGCGTTTGTTCAATATTTTTTTCATGAACGGGTCTGGTTCGGTTTCTATCATTTTACGAGTATCTTTACGTGCTTTCAACAGTTTTTCTAGCACTGAAGGTATGATTGCTTTTTTGTCATCTGGAAATTGTGCAAACCGACAGACTTGATACCCCGAAACTTGTTTTACAGCAGCTGCTTTGGGAGTCTTGCGAACATATCTGAACGTATCCGATTGTATATCTACATAAGTATATTCAGGCAAATTATCGTAAATGTAAACGCCATTTTGTTTCATACCGTATTCTTGTATCAAATTATGTTCCAAATCATATACTTTTACACTTACCAAACTATCATGTGACATGTTATCCGCACAAATGACGGATGGATATAGTGAATTGAAATCAGTTACAATGACAGGTGTTTCAAAGTAAAACCCACATTTAGGGTCAAGTACAATGGCACCTTCATACCCTTCTTCATTATCTGATTTTTGTACCACAGGCATTAAAATACCTTGTTCTCGGCATTGTTTTGCTAGTAAGCTGGCTAGTTTAATACCCTGACCTCTCATGACAATAAATTCAATTGGAACACTGCAAATGTTTGCCATTTCACCCAATTCCGGCAACAAATCTATTTTTTGGAATAAATGATGCACTAGGTTGCAATCCTGAATACAGTAGCGTGCAATAATAGCACGGTCATCATCTGACCCTTTCGCCAATCGAAAGATTTCATGATGGTCTACGTCATCCTTTGCTAAACACCATTTTACTTGTTTTTTCAAATTGGGATTGATAATTCCTTCCACTACAAAATATTCTTTGTAGACACGCATTGCTTGAAACTTTTTACCATTTTTATAATAATCGCTCGAATGGGACACTTCTTCAAACACTACGTAATTCATTGGTTCCAACCCTTGCAAGTTTTTACTATATACATAGGTCTCGTTTACATCTTCTTTGTGTTCTAATTTGGTTACTTTATCCCCAATGAAATAAGCAGATACGTTATCTAATTTGTAGGATTCTAATTGGTAATCACGGCGAAACATAGTGTACAAATCAATTTGCAACCGTCCCTGCATTTTGAAGTAACTCAAATTGTATTCACCGCTAGCCAAAAAGATAGTTGATTCTTCAATCGACCATTCACCATTTTCATATTTTCCAGCAAGGTTTTTAGTGCGAGACAATTGCAAAAATTCATCAATACAATTATTTTCTACGGCACGATGAAACATGAATTTACAATCGAAACCAAATGTATTGTACCCAATCAAAATGTCAGGATTTTCTCGTTGAATAAGGTCTTTCCAAGCAAGCAATACTTTTTCTTCTGTATCGTAGCATTCAATTTCTGTATTTTCGATTGGAGAACACCCTCCAAGAACAATACAATGGTTCAAATAGGGTTTGTTGATGCCGTAGTTGACAAACGTGGACCCAATAAACGTTATTTTGTCACCTTCTAGTTTCGGAAACATATGATTCAAACTTTTCTGTAATTCGTTGATTTTAGATTCTTTGTCAAAATCTACATCACGCATCATATCCAAAACAGTAGATTCTTGGTTATATTCGCTGGTTGGTCCAGAGTGTGGGTTTTCATCATCGGAATCTTCTTGTACAATGGAATGTAATTGCACTGATTCCGTGGGAACATAGTTTTTCAAAGGTTGCTGAATCCACCGGTCAAATAAAGTAGCAAGTTGAGATTCAGAGAGTTGTTTTTTGGGATAAACGATGTCGATATATTCCATTTGTGTAAATCCAAATGCAGATTGTATACAGTTAAAGAGTAATTCTTTTATATGGGTAGTATCTGAATGTTCGCATTGTTCTACTATATTTTGCGCCAGTTTTTTATAATCTTTAACAGGAAGTGGAAAATCGCCATGACTACTACTTGCTTCAATATCAAAACTACATATTTTGTAAGGAACAATTGTTTCTTTGGTCGGCAACGGGTCAACATCTTTCGCAGATACGATAAATTCATAATCACATGTAGTCACGGGTTCTTCTGTTTCGGTGTAGTTATTCAATTGAACCCATCCAGATGGACTCAAATTTTTAATATGAAAATAGCGCAGTAAAGGAGGTATGAACGATTCGTATAATTGTATGTAATGATTTTTAAATAAGTATCCCTTTTCTTTGAGTACCCATGCAAATCCTTGTTTTTTGTTAAATTTAGAAGGTTTAGAAGAAGTGATTTCGTGGTACCATAAATTTTTGACACGATGAAAACAGGGTAACCCTTTGAATTTAAAACAAATGAATTTATGGTCTCGTTGGCCATCAAAACCATCCATTTTTTTACGATGGACTAATGCACAATCTACAATTCCATCCGCCATATAGGGTCCAATACTTGTTTTTACATGAGTTAAAAAATCGTTTTTGTGTATTTTCGTATACCAATCAGGTACTCGACAATAAAAAGATGGTTTGAAATCTGGAATTTCAATGGAAAATGATTTCCCTTCTTCATTTAGGCCAAACATGTGAATAATAAAAGCGTCATCGCGCGTGCTTGTTTGAAAATCGAGCAATTTCACTTGCATTGTATATACTATTCTTACAACGATTATTTTACATCAATTTTTAATATTATTATAAAGTATGAATTTGTTTGGTGTTTTACCGAGAGAAAATTGTTTGTTTTTTTATGCATTGTCCATTATTTCACTTGTATTGTTTGTGTTAACTATTATCGTAGGCATTTTTGATTCCAAAAGTAAATTAAAGGTAGTTTTATTAAGTTCGATAGGTCCGCTTGTTACTTATTATATGTATAGGTTATTTTATTCCATGTGCGAACAATCTTTATAATGAATTTCTTAGAATACGGTATGAGTAAAGAAATTAAAATTAATCCAGATTTATTCAAAATGACAAAACCCAAAACCTTGAAAAAAAAGACCTTGACAGGTACAGAAATTAAAAAAGCGTTGTTAGAAACAATTCAAAGCAAAAATACAGATGACCCAATCATGAATGCAATTCAAGATTTGGAAATGATTAAGGACCCGAATAAAGAAATAACAGACAATGACAAAAAAAAAGAAGAAGAACCAGTTACAGAACACATGGAAGGTGATGTATTAGTAAAAACAGAAATCAAACAAGATATACCCTACGGTTGTTTAAAAAAAGGTAAAAAACCTACTTTTAAACAATGGAAGTCTGTTCCGACAACTCAAACTACTACCAAATCGGTTAAAAAATTTTCTTCTTTCGGTAAATCATCCCAACGTAAAACAGTTCGTGTGTTGATTAAAAATACAAATACACAATTAAAAATAGAAAAAGAAATAAAAACGTTACAAACCCATTCCATGGAAACGATTCGCAATTATTTATTAAAACGCGGACTCTATAAAATAGGGTCTTCGGCACCAGATGATGTGTTACGTAAAATATATGAAGAATCTTATACTACAGGGGATATTGAAAATAAAAATTCAGAATTATTATTGCATAATTATTTACAAACCAATTAATTTAGGAAAATTGATTTAATTATTTAAATAGTATCCATACATAGAATGGATACTACTATGAAATTTTGCCCTACTTGTGAAAACTTATTTTATTTGACGATTGATGATGAAACAGTACAATATACGTGTAAAAAATGCGGAACTATCGAAGATATTGATGAGGATTGTACAATATCCACTATGTTTTGCAATCAAACACGCCAAAATGTTCAAAATAGTGTAAATCAATATACCAAATTAGACCCTACTTTACCTAGAATCAACTTTTTGAAATGTCCGAATTCTTCATGTGTAAACCATGAAGATAGAGAAGACCGCGAAATCATATATGTACGTTATGATAATGTGCAACTCAAATATATTTATATTTGCCCAAAATGTGATACGGTTTGGGAATCAGGGATAAAAATTGATATAAAAAAATAATAACAGTACCTATTATATAATGAGTGACGACGAAGATATAGACGATATTGTAGAGTCTCCTGCTATAAGCGAAGATGAAATAGAAGAAGAAGATGAAACTGAATTAAATAGCGAAGATGAAATAGAAGAAGAAGAGGAAGAAACTGATGAACTTGCACCTACAAAAATAGATAAACCATGCGAACATTATTTTGAAGAGAATTTTAAGAAATTTGCAAGTAATTTAGACCATGATTTAATTAGTACATTACATCCACGTGAAAAAGCAATTAATTACGACCAAGTAAAATCAATGTGTGCCGTCCACCGAAACAAAGATGGGTTGATAGATGACCCTCTTCATACAACAGTTCCTATTCTAACTAAATTTGAATACACACGTATTTTAGGACTTCGAGCTACTCAAATTGAAAATGGTTCTCCTTTGTTTATCGCAGTAAACGAATCTATTATTGATAGTTATGTAATTGCTCGCATGGAATTAGAGTCTAAAAAGTTACCGTTTATTATTCGCAGACCATTACCTGGCGGTAAAATGGAATATTGGCGTTTGCATGATTTGGAAAATTTAAATGTATAAATTCATTTAAAAACAATATACTCGAACAATATTTTTTTCCAAATTGTATTGGATGTTTCATCTAGTATTTTTTTTAATAACAATTGTTAATGATTTATTCTGGCACAAATAGTTCACCAAAAATTTTTCAAATACAAAATCAATTGGATTTCACGTTGTTCAATTATGATAAAATAATATATTAAATATATTATGGAACGTGTTGAACAACTCAATAAACGATTGACAGAACGAAATGCAACTTCTTCTACTCCTTCTTTCTATTTTTCACCACGTCCTGTTCCTACTAAATACACTACCATGCCGATTGTAGACCAATTTTGTGCATCTGCGGTAGAGATTAATTACCGACAACCATATAATACGTCTGATGATTATTTACCAGGCACTTCTGCTCCTTGGTGTGGGTTTTCCAATAATGTGGATGTAGAAACTAAATTACGATACGAAAAAGAATATATACCTTCTAGTAAAAGTTCCATGTACGTAAAACCCAACATCCCGAGTACACACACTATTCAACCTTTTCCAGAATTGTTTGCCCATGCCGTGTCTGTTGACAAACCTTCCACTTTAAAAGATAAACAAATTTTTTACAACTCTACCAGTCAAAAAATCAATTATTAAATATATTTAGATAATTGAAACTATCCAATAGCATGGAAGAGAAAAAAGAAATCAAAAAACGTGGACGAAAACCCAAAGGTGGTAAAATTATAGAAAATAAAATACATATCGACGAACCTATTTGTATTTCCCAAAATATTATTTTACATTTGAAATGTTCAATGCAAGATATTTTATCCTGTAATATTCAAATCGGCATCGAACCGTATATATATTCAAATTGTCACGAAGAAATTGTAGTAGAAGATGAAAATATACCTATTAGTCAAAAACTTAAAAATTTAGCCATTAAATTACATTCCAACGATATGAACATTACCAAAACCGATTGTTTTTGGTGCACCTACAGTTATGATACACCTCCTGTTCATATTCCAAAATGTAAAATTAATGATACATATCATGTATACGGCTCTTTTTGTTGTCCGGAATGTGCATCTGCTTATTTATTCAAAGAACAATTAGACGATTCTACCGTGTTTGAACGATACCATTTACTCAATTATTTGTATGGCTCTGTCTACAATTACACTAAAAATTTTATTCCTGCTCCTCCCCCCCATTATCTGTTGTCTAAATTTGGTGGAACTTTGACCATTCAAGATTTTAGAGCTAGTTTACGAACCGATAAAGTAATAATGGTAGTGAACAAACCATTATGTGCCGTATACCCTGAATTGATACAATCCAACAACGAATTTATGATTACGTCTATCAAAAATACAAAACCAGAACAAAACTATAAATTATGTAGGAAAAAAATAAATTGAAACTATACTTTTCTTTTTGTATTTTAAAAAATGGAGACCGTTATTGCAAACACTAAACTATATTCTGAAGATGGTTCAGATTATATTCAAATTCATACCATTCTGTTTGAATATAAAAATGCCAAGTTATTCTATGGAGTCACTGAATTAGATGCAACTGTTCATACTGATACCGTCTATGTTGATTTCCATGATATTGTGCAATTACGCAACACGATAGGGGTGGTTTCATTCTATAAATTAAACCAACTTTACCAATTTGACCCATCTGTTCGTATTTCACTTACATCTACCGTTATTTATACCATTAAACCACTAGATGACATACAAATATTGAGTGATGCAATGCTTGAAGTGTATGAGTCTAGTATTATTGAAAAAACATCCAACGAAATTCATTTTCGGTTAGTCAACAAATGTTGGATTACATTTTATTTTATAGAAATCGAGGATGGTTATTTGATTGAAATCATACACAATCAAACCACTTTATATAAACAAGAATTTAAAACATTTATAGCCGATTATTGTAATATATTTAAAATATAATAAAGTATTAGCAAAAGAACCAAAATGAATCCAGGTGGAGAAATAATATCCAACCATAATGCCACCAAAAATATTCCCTTTATTCAACACGTATAGGAGCCGTTACCCAATCCAATTGGATTGCAACTCGTAGGCAAGTTGCAGCCAGTTGTGCAAAAAAAACATGTGTTCAAAATAAAGATTTTCCATTAGGAATGTTACATTATATAATGAATTAAAGTAATCTTACTATGTTAACTAATGGGCATCCCAAGTTATTTTTTTCAATTGATGAAACGTCACAAACAAGTAGTTTCATCATTGAACCTTTCTAAAAAAGTAGACAATTTATATTTAGACAGTAATTCGATTATATATGACGTTGTTCATTCTATAACTGACCCACTGTCTAAACATGAATTTGAAAATGAAGTAATTTCACGTGTTTGTTTGAAACTCCTTTCCTATTTGCAACGGATTCAACCTTCACGTGTATTTATTGCCTTTGACGGTGTTCCTCCCAAAGCTAAAATGAAGCAACAAAGGGAACGTAGGTACAAGGGATGGTTGACTAGTCAATGGTTGAACGAAAAAAAGCAATGGGATACCGTTCAAATTACACCTGGTACTGCTTTTATGAAACGATTAGACCAAGAATTGGTGAAATTCTTTGAACCTTACCGTTCGCAATATGAAGAATTTCATTTATCTACCAGCAGCGAATTTGGTGAAGGAGAACACAAATTGTTTTCGTTCATTCGAGACCACCCCGATAAACACCAACAGCAACATACTATGATTTATGGTTTAGATTCTGATTTGATTATTCTTTCGCTGAACCATTTGTATACGTGTCAACGAATTACTCTGTTACGTGAGGCACCCGCATTCAATATGAAAGATAGAGACAAAGAAAAGGAAAAAGAATTACACACACTGGATATCAACAAATTATCAGATTGTATTACTGAAATTATGGGTAAAGATAGGTTACATGATTACATTTTCATGACGTTGTTGTTAGGCAACGATTTCATGCCTCATTTTCCAGCGTTGAATTTAAGAACGACTGGAATGGATACGTTATTGAACACATACGTTGAATGCATGCAAGATAAACCAATGATGTTGATTGGAAGCATACAATGGGATAACGTACGCTACTTTATAACAGCGTTAAGTGCCAAAGAACACGGTTTATTTATGAAAGAACAAGCAACCAGAAATAATCGTAATGTAGATAATACTACACTTGAAAAACGGGTAAACAATTTACCCATGTTAAAACGTGAAAAAGAGTATATCATTTGTCCTACCAAACCTGAATGGCAATCACGGTATTATGCACAATTATTACCAGGTGTAAATGTTGAAGATGTATGTACTAATTACGTGCAAATGTTGGAATGGAACATTCGTTATTATACTACGGGATGTTCCAATTGGACATTGTATTACCATTATGCTTACCCTCCTTTATTGGAAGATTTAGCCAAACATATTCCTGAAACACAAACACTTGCTGAAGATAGAACCGTAGTTACATCCGATGAATTGTTGGCATTTGTGTTGCCACCTGCATTAATGTATTATTTGGATACGCCAACATTTACGGACAACAAAGAAAAAGAGAAAATAAAAGCAAAAGAACCAATTTTGGTATGGTCCTATTGTACCTATTTATGGGAAGCCCACGTACACTATTAAATTATATATATAGTATATGGATTTACCAAAAATGAAAAAATATGTTTCTCTTTTTTTAAAAAAATACAAACCATCCAATCAAGAACCTGTCAATGAACCATTATTTTCAAAAATGGAAAATATGATTCATTCCATGATTAAAGAAATTAGTATGGAAGATGCTAACTATTGGGCACCTTCCTGGATACGGATTGAAACCAAAGATTACTACAAATGCGAAAAACAATTAACCATGACCGCCGTAGGAAAAGGTGCATTTGGAACGGTCTACAAAGTTCCCGTGAAACCCTGCATGAAAAATATTCCCCCTGGTGTTAAAGAAGTTGCCGTAAAATTAGAAAGGATTGATTATTCCAAATTTTATAAACCGAACCACTTGAAAACTGTAGTGGATATTAGTCGCAAAGCACATGAAATTGGGATTGGACCCGCATTGTACGACGTGTTTATTTTAAAAGGACCCAACTTTTTTAGTTTAGTCAAAGTATACGAATATATAGAAGGTAAAGAATGGGGTAATTTTAAATCCAACAAAGAATTAAACCATGCACTTGCCCAATTAAAAGAACATATTCACACCATGAATAAAGCTGGAATCATTCACCATGATTTACATGAAGGAAATGTTATGATATCCAATAACAAAGTATACATTGTTGATTTTGACCGTGCTAATTTCTATGATACAGAAGAAGAAGAAAATATTTATCGATTTAAACAAAATACATATGACGATTTTTCATTTGAACAAATACGGTCAAAAACAATTTTTGTATTCAATATGCTTGTTAAAAAAAAGATAATCAACACTGGTACACGAAAAAACCGTTAAATTCCTAAAAAATCGGCAATGAATTCAAGTAAATGGTGTGAAATATCTCTATGTGTTTTGGTCATGTAAGCGGGTACATTAATATAGGTAACATTAGGAGCTAACATATAAGGATGTTTTTGGTCATCGAAAAATAATACCTTTGAATTGGGAGGGTACTGTGTACAACTCCAAAAATCATTCAAACATTTTGATTCTTCCTTTCGTTTTGGTTCATATTTTTTTGCATAGACTACTTTATCAAACAGTTCATAGTTTAATTTTTCATGTAAATACAGTTTGATAAACTGAATCCATATAGGATGTCCTTGATTGTTTGTAAACATGACTACTTTGCAATTCTTATTTTTATGTCTGCGAATGTATTGTAATACAGATAGAATATTGGGTTGTAAAAATTTAGGGTTTGAATCTAGTAAATACCTGAACAAAGGATAAGTTAATTTTGTATTAACTGCCTTATCACAAAATTGTGAAAATTCATAAAAAGCTCCCAATGTTTCATCCACGTCGAACACAATAATGTTCATGTTTTATATACTCTTTATATTTAAAATTTGGGTTCAACTTTTATTTTTTTTTCGTGTTCAACTCGTACAATACCTTCTTTATTTTATGGTCATGACAATCTATTTACACGTCCGTGGAGGAAAACGTTAAAATTATCTATCTTTTTCGTAAAACCATATCAATAAAATAAAATATGAAAATATAGTTAATAATTGTTGTAACGTAATAAAAAATTTAGACAGTTGCGTTTTTGATGTCATAGAAGGCAATCCTACAGTGGATTGTATAGTTACACTAAGGTTGAAATAATCTAATAGTGTTGGTATACCATTATCTGTATCTATTGAATTAGAAAAATGTTTTTTGGACAAATACCAATATATGGTTGTAAATACAATCAACATTAATATATTCAAAATTAACATTTTTTTTATGTGTTTCATATATTTATACAATATTTTAAGCATCCATCTTGAATTCTAATTTAGGTATACATATGTGTTTGGTGATGGAACTTGTGTATACTTCCTTGTCTACATTTAATTTACTTACTAATTGTGTATATGTATCTGTTTCCAGTTCATTTTCAAACCATGTAGGGTGATTATGTTGCCATTGTTTCAAATAAGCTTGCTGTAACGTTGTTGCTGTATCGTTAATGGTGTCGCACACTTTGATTAAATTATGTTCCCATACGTTTTGATTTTTGATGCATATTTTTTTACGTTTTACATCTAAACAATGAATGGGTCGTTTATAAATACCAATATTATACAACTCATTGCAAATAAGTTGCGCAATATCATCTATATTTTGAGTATCATGAATATTTAAAGTGTTTATAAAATCACTCCAATTCAGAGCATCTTTACATGTATCATTTAGAAAAATATTCAAATTGAACCTCTGGTTGGTGATATTGCCTATTTTAGGAATCAAATCATTAATTTGTTGTTGTTGTGTATCAATTTGCTCCTGTTGTTTCAAGATGATTTTTTTTAAATCGGTTGTATCTTTATCTTGAATTAAATCAAGTTTAAGATGTTTTTTAGTTGTAATATGACGTGACCAATCTCCTTTCTTTTTTCCTGCAAAATTACATTTAGCACATATAAACATAATTATACATAGATTATTCTAAATCGTTTAACTTTTTTTATAATTACAATATATGTCTAAATCACCATCGGGTTGTATAACTGTTCCTTACCAACTTTGCAGAAAAAAATCGAATGAAGAATGCAGATGGGTATACGGTTCTATCAAAAAAAATAAAACAAAAGTAAAAAAATATCATTGTAGAACGCGTAAAAATCGAACACGTTCCAAAAAATAATAATGTTCTATATTATGGCATTTAGTTTAGGAAATTTGTTTGGTTCTAAAAAATCTCCTTCACCTAATAAAACGAAAAGAGCATCATCTAGTTGTACGAAAGTTGCTTACCAAGAATGCAGAAAAAAGTCGAATCCCGATTGTGAATGGGTTTATGGCTCTATTAAAGGTGAAAAAACAAAGGTCAAGAAGAGGCACTGCAGAACACGTAGAAACACCAAACGTAAATAATTTATTCATAGTATAAAATAAATAACTATACTATGAATATTAATTTTGATTCTTCCGATACGTTAGAACTTGCTGAACACAAGTCAGAGGTTTCATCTACTGAATCTCAAAATGGATGGTCTGATGATATTGAAGCGTTACTAAAAGACATGGAATACAACTCTGGCATCTTATCGCAAATCCACAAATCAAATTATCTTGCGTTACACGAATATATTAAATATTTCAAATTACCTATTATCATATTATCCAGTGTAAATTCTATTTTTTCAGTAGGATTAAGCGCTTATTTAAGCCAAGGATTGGTATCCAGCATCAATTGTTTAATATCACTGATATGTGGTATTATAAGCAGCATTGAATTATATTTGGGGTTGCAGAAAAAAATAGAGAATGAATTGTTATCCTACCGTGATTATTATTTATTAAGCGTAAAAATAAACAATTGTCTTAAATTGAAACGCGAACATAGGTCTGAACCTAACGGCCAACTCTTTTTAACCGAAATTACAAATGAATATACAGGACTGTTTGAATCTTCCGAAATACATTCACAAAACTTTAGAGACCGTTTGATATCCATTGATATTACTAAAACAAAGAATAAATTGTTGTTATCGCCTTAACTTTATTTTTAATAAGAAGCAAGCATATATTGTGCAACCATAAGTTGACTTTTCAAAATTTGTTCAATCGACATTCTAGCGAACCAATTATATTTAGACCGTTTCAATACTTCATCTTGCGGTATATAAATACCGTACAAAGACGAATTTGGGTATTCAATAGGAGTTGTTCCTAATAATTCATCTACAGTTACCGGTTCACCTGATACTTTTTTAATACCAATATACTTACCATCTACAATAGTTGCGTTACGATTGCACCATAAATTTACATTGTCAATAAAATCAGATTGTGCCGTTTTATCTAAAAATAAATATTCTTGGTATTCTACGAGTTGGTGTATAGTTGTATTTTTCTTTTTAGCTCCCATCATTCGAACATTGGGAAAATACACAAGTTGGTCATGCGTACTACCGCGATTCACTCCTTCAACTACAAACATTCCTTTATCCTCTAAACTAGATTTATATAAATCGTGTAAATCGTGAATACATAAAAAAGAAGGAGGAACAATAAATCCGCCGTAATGGTACAATATCATACTCAAACCTAATTGGCGGTAATGGTCTTTGTTCGGTTGAGGTAAATCATGAATATTCACGTTCCAATTTAATAAAGAATCGAACGTGTCATCATTAATCAAACATACGTTGAATGAATCTTTGCATTTGTCATAAATACTTTTCATGGTAATTTGAAGATAAGGTTGGTTTACTTTCAAAGTGTTTCTAGAATAAAAGGATTCCCAGTTGCGTGCATTTATTTCAGGAGGACTAAAAATCCATAAAATAGGTTTATGTTTAGACATTTTATCACCAATAAAATAATCCGACACAAATTTGTAATGTTCATGAGATTCAAACACTTCTTCTGAACTTTGATACGAAGAATAAATATATTTGGATATTAAGGAAAATACAATAATTAATATAATTTTACTATAATCCATATTTAGTACATCTAAAATTATTTTAGAGATATACAGTATGTTCAAAAAAACTCTTCCTGCATTTACTTTATTGTTGATTGTATTGTTATGTGCTGCAATGATGTTAACAACAAATGAAGGTTTTACAACAAATGCCAACGATTTGGATAGAGATATAGCTAAAAAATCCAAAGTACTTGTACTGTTCTTTACCATGAATTGCGGTTATTGCAAAGATTTAAGCCCAGAGTGGGAAAAAGCACAAGAACAATTACCGGACGTAATGACTTCGGTAGATTGTACAAATACAGAAGACCCTGGAGTTAAAGCTGTCATGAAAAAATACAATATAACTAGTTTCCCTCGTATGGCCTTTTTTAATAATGCAGTAATTCAAGAGGACTATGACGGTCCTCGTAAATCTGAAGATATTTTACAATACGTAAAATCTAAAACGGATTAAATAGTATTAAATATAATGCCAAGTATTGATTTGAATTTTTTGAACCAATTACAAGATAATTACACTACATATGAAAATTTTATAGAAACAGGAACATATTATGGAGATACAATTTTTCAGTTAGAATCTTATTTTTCTAAATTATACACCATAAAAATAAAAAAAGAATTTTATGAAAATACAAAACATAAATATAAAGGAAATAAAATAAATTTTTATTTAGGTGATAGTTCAATTGTATTGAATGAACTATTACCTACTATTCATACTAAATCAATCATATTTTTAGATGGTCATTGGAGTGCTGGTGATACAGGTAAAGGTATGAAAGATTGTCCTTTATACTAAGAAATAAATAGTATAATTTTAAATCATACAAATGAAGCAATAATTATAATAGATGATGTTCGATTATTTGGAAAAGGTCCAACATATGGAAATGAAATATGTAACTGGGAAGATATTAATATTTCTACACTTCTTTCAATAGCGAAATCAAGAATAAAGAAACACTATTTTTTACCTTCTAACATAGTAGAAAATGATAGATTTATAATTCACATTGCAAAAAAAAATAATATTGACAGTGAGGATTTTCAAATCTAAAAAAAACCTGTAAACAGACAAAGAGAATTAGACATAGGTACTTTTGAATAACCAGACTGCAGAGCTTTTTTATGGTTTTACTAGATTGTGGTTATTTCATTATTAATTTGGTGAAACAACGAATGGGTTGTCGGTAGTATTGTCCCAATACATTAATTCAACATTCCATTTGTGGACTACGCCGGATTTGAAATCGCGCGAGTACAACCCATCCTCAGTAAGAGAGAACTGTGTAATCTCATCTTCTGTATTAGGGTCTAGACCAGTAGACTGATTTAGACCAACACGAATTGGGCCTTCTGATGTGTCGAATATTTCTGGATTGTAGCCGAGCGCGTCCCACAGAAACTCGGGCATGTCCTTGTCAAAATGCACGAAGCAGTTGTGTTGTCCGTTAGGTCCGTGAACATCATCAACACGAGTAATATTTCGACCAGTAAGTCGAGCAATCTGGTCAGCTACAGCGCCGACAGTGACGAGGTGTCCCGGGAATAAGTTAACGCAAACTGATTTGAGAAGGATGTCCATGATTGAACACTATGTAAGGATAACTATGTGAAAATTTCATTTCAATTTTATTTGAAATGAAATTTAAAATAAATAAAGCAAACAATCTTTTAATTCTTTGTTTTTCACGTACATCGTACATTGAACTTTGTAGCCACCACATTTTTGCCATTCGTTCCATGTGAGACGTCCTATTTCAGGAGACAAATAAAGTATTTGTCGATTGTAGTGCCCAATATTTCGTGAAGGCCGGTTTGCCCAAGAAAGAACCCGATTATCAACAGATTGCACTGCTGTTACACGATGTACATTCACATATGAATTATTGTGCACAAACACGTTGACATCACCAACTTGTGCTAGGTTCGATGATGCATCGTCCCACATCCATGGTTCACCTTCATTTGTTAGCCGTTCTTGTTCTTCATAATCTCGACGCGAATCTGGTTTCTCACTTCCTACGCGATGCTTTTTTTTCGCAATAGGTGTAAGGATTACTTTTCGTTTCATATTGAAATGCTTTGTACACTCCATATGTGTATAAAATCATTTGAATTTTAATCTACCGATAATGCAATATTGTCTGATTCAAACAATTCTGCATTTACCTCTGAAACATCTACAATGTTTTTAACACCAATCAAGTCTCCATTTTTGTCCAACGTCTGGGTAAGTTTGTTACCCGTGTTGGTAGCCTTTGCAATGTTTTCTTCCATTGCCTTTTTCTTCGTTTCCTTGACACGGTTGTTGAAAAACTCTTTAGCATTGTCTTCGTTCGCCTTTTTATTCGACATGAGTTCGTTCAATTCCTTTTCTAAGAAATCAACCTTACCCGTACGATATGCATCTGGCTCCCATGGCATCCAGACTCCTACAGGGCCCACATAGACATCAAAATAAGGGTCGTTTTCACGTAACATCTTGGCACGTACTTCGGCCTCTTCTTGAGACGGATATACGCCGCGAATTTTTAATCCACGTGTGTTTGTTTGGAAATTGTGTTGTTTGCTGTATTCCAATTCCAATGCATCCAAATTCTTATCTAGGAATGTTTTGTAATCGTCGGATACAGACATGGAATTCAATGTTTCACTTTCCTCTTTACAGAATTCAGTAAGGTCTGATGTAACTTGCTCTGTATCCAAATTGTATTTATAAGCCAAAAAAGCGGTAAACTTAGCAAATTTTTCAACGGATTTATTCATATCCCATGTTTTTACAAATTGGTCAAATTGAAATTGTTCTTTAGATTTAATTATATTTTCGGGAGAAACAAAAGATACGCAAACAAACTTTTGTTGAGCAATCGGTTTGTCTTCCTCCAATAAATCAACTATTTTAGACATACCATCCTAAAAGTTGTCTATTTAAGTTTTAATTACATTATATTTTTTTCTATGCAATTATTATAATGTTTGATTTAGGAGAATTAGTAAAACGCGCTATTAAATATTTAGTGGAAGGTTTGATGGTAGCTATTGCCGCCTATGTTATTCCAAAGGGCAAGGGTCTTTCTTTAGACGAAGTTGCCCTTATTTCTCTTACTGCCGCTGCAACATTCTCTATTTTAGACACTTATATTCCCAGCATGGGTGTAACTGCTCGTACTGGTGCCGGATTCGGTATTGGTGCCAATTTAGTCGGTTTCCCGCGGTAAATCATAAACTTATATCTTTTTTATCATAAAGATATAAATTAAAACAGTAATTCAATACATATCTATATTCGTTACTTTTTGTATAAAAAAAGGAAATATAATTAATACCCATGCAATCATTTCATAACCTATACTACATAAAATATTTAAAAATACAGACCATAATAAGATAAAGAATAATTTTATAATAATATATTTTATATCAAATTTGGTTGAATTATTTATGATTAAATAAAAAATACTTATTATACAATATAAAAACGCAGGACTACATAAATCATAAAAAGAAGGACTATATAAATGAGAAAAATTCATACTATAATATTGTCTAAACATCAATGTATATATTTTTTGATAAAAATTGATATTGTTACTGTAAGTTTAAGCAAATAAATAATGGGTTCTTGCTTTTCATGTTGCAATCTTATCACTATCCATGTGGTTCTTAAATTACCACATGGACAAAAAGGTCTCATCTATCATAATGGTGCATTTGAACCTATGGAATCTGTACAAAATTGGGTACAATCTTTGTATTCATCAGGGTGGACAGGTTGGGCAGCTTACAATGATGAAACTACCGTAACCAATAAAAAAACAAAAGGGCACTGTAAAGGAGTTGTTACCTGGAATACATCCAAAATAGGATGGTTAATTCATTCCGTTCCGCATTTTCCTACAGAAATAACATCAACATCTATTTCACCCATTCTTCCTTCCGAACTTATTTACGGACAATCGTTTGTCTACCTAGAAATGCCATATTCGAAAGAACGGTTGGAAACTATCTTAAAACAAATTGAATGGATGGATGCAAACCTCTTTTTGCAGACCAATATGCCTATTCCTCCCTCTTATTTCAGTGTTACAGAAATAAAAAAAATGATAATTTCATCTACAATTACGCATTATTCTAAACCATCCCATCATATTATGGATATTTATGGAGAACATTTATGCGAATTAGACAAATCTACATGGTATGTAGAAACATGGCGTAGAGGGTCTACCATTAAAACGGTCACGCCAAATCTGCATGATGTAAAAACATTAGGATGGTTTGCAGTGAATTACAAAGAATCACAAGACCATTCAAAATGGGCCGTCTCTAAACATCATGTATGGATAGGAGATTTGAACCGTATGGAATCACAAATGAAACGTGGAGGTGGCGGTGTGGTGATACGTGATGCTGCCATGGTAAAAGCATTTCGAGGATTGATTATTAATTAATTTACACGCCAATTGTTATCACAATCAATACAGGTTACAAACGATGTCATAGGTTCATCTGCCGACCGAATTTGCATTTGGTAATAGGAACAATTCTTACTGTCGCACCGACGACACTTAAACGAAGTAGTATTAGCTGTTAATTTGTTGGTTAACATTGACTCTGCTATTTTTTTCTGTTTTTCAATCAACGATTTCCATATAGTTGGATTCATTTCTTGATGGGACAAATAGGCTATTTTATATGGGTCTTGTTTAATAAGTGCTTGAACGTGTTCTGTATGTATATTAGCCATCAGTGATTTAAATTTAGAAATATAGAGTTCTACAAAAAAGGGATTGTTCCATTTTTTTATAATTTTACGAGTTGTACATTCTTGTATCGTATAATTATAAATTCCGTTTTCGATAATTAATGTAGTTGAATCATTATTAAATTTAGTATTCAATGTAGTTCGGATAGTTTCACGAAATAAAGTAGGATTTTCTACAATACGCATGGTTATATCTTACTTTAAAAAATATATTTCTAAATCAATTTTCTTTAAACTTCATCATCACTTACCACAAAACCATCTTTTACATACCCTTCTTTTGTCATTGCCATCACTGTACCTTCGTTTTCATCTGCAGATAGTTCAGATTCAGATTCAATATCTTCAAATCCGCCCATTAATTCTTCGTAAATCGTTTCCCATTCAGGAATAGTAAGAGCCTCTACTGGATTGACCAACAAACATTTCCCGTAAAAGATTTTTTCATCGTAGGGTGGCGGGAAATCATATTTTACTATCTTGGACGACTGTTTCTGCTTAGTACGACCATACAAGTAAATAGTTTTTCCGTTGAGTTTCCATACACCTTTGCGTTTCCCGTACTCTAACACATCCACATTCTCAATTTCCTTGAGAGTTCCGTTACGTTCTACCAAAATGTACATAGTGTACTTGTATCTATTTGTTTAACTTTTTTCAATTTTTATTTAAAATATAAAATTGAAATGATTTGTGTAATTTATGAATTGTACAAATCATTTCAACTATGGAAATTACATCCACTACTTGGCGTGTTGGCCAAACCATCATCGATGATACCGGGGGCATTTATAATGTAGCCTTGTATAAGTTGGACGGGCTTCCTGTGCGAACTATCACGACAATGTACGACGATTCTCCTATCGGGGTGATTCTTCACCTTTTTGGCCATGGCGATTGGATTTATTTTGATAACGCACTCACCTATGCCAGCAAATCCACGATTCCTCGTATCCTTAACCAGTGTAAAACTTACAATCCGGAACTCCAAGAAATGCTCTCCAACGCAAAAACTCAAGCATCTGACCTTATGTACCGTATCAACAACCAAGAATTCTGCACTTGCGGGGAACTCAACCATGGGTCGTCTCGATGCAAAAACGATAAATACTGCGAAATGTAAGTATGTAATTGGGGTAGTGTGAGGGTTTTTGGGTTTTGTTTTTTCTTTTTCTTTTTCTTTTTCTTTTTCTTTTTTATGTTGAATAAAAATTGAAATGTTTTTACTGAATAGGAGATAGTATTCAGGCGTCAACCTTTTTGCAACAGAAATGGCTATCTCAATTTCAACTACTTGGTGTGTCGGCGATTTCATTGTGGACAAAGACGAAAATTACAATGTAATTATCTATCGGTTGGGTGGAATTCCCGTACGTTGTCTCGCAATTGAAGATACCAATACGCCAATCGCGGTTATTATTCACGTACTTGGTCACGGCGACTGGGTGTTCTTCAACATTCCGCATTCACGGTCCATGATTCCGCGAATTCTCAACAAATGGACACTGTACGAAGAATCTACGGTCGAAGAAACGGAGCGAGTTCAAGCAATATTATCAAAAGCGTATAATCAAGCATCAAAAATTATGGCGAGTATTTCTTCCAATTAATGTAAACGGTAGGGTGTGAGGGTTGTGGGTTTTGCTTTTTTTAAAAATTGATAAAATAATTAAATTGTATATAAATATAAATGGCATATAAAATTATTACACAAGAGTTCAATCATGTTCTATATACAATTGCTTACAGATATTTACCCATATTTGAAATGGGTGTAAATGTACCTAATTATTCTTATTATATACAAACAATTGAATCAAAACAACATGATATATTTGATACATCTGTTAAGCCTCCTAGAAAAATAACAGTTGGAGATGTAATGGAATTAGGCGAAGATAAAATAAGTGCGGTATTACAAACCATTATGTTAATCAATCAAATGGAAAATGAAATTAAGCATAATCCCTCTGAAACATTCTAAACAGAATTAAATCTGAATTAGTCCAGCGTATTCCTTTGCTTTGCAGATTTAATGGATTTTTCCACATTTTTCCCACATGTTCTGTATGCGGATATTTTTTGGCTAATTCTTTTAATGCTTCTATTTTTTCTTTTTTGTTCATACACTATCAAAAAGAAAAAATAATTATATTTAAACATTAATATATTGTGAATCGACGACATATGGTGTTCCATGATACATAAATACAAGCGACTGAGTTAACTGGTTGAAGAAATCCAAACATCTGTAGGATTGCATTGGTAAAAACTTGATATACGCAATGTTTTGTTCTTCAAAACTGCATTCTTTTACACACTCAACACCAAATAATTGTTTGAAAGCATCTTTGACATGCTGAATTTGCGCCGATTTAACAATTACAGGAGGAAGCTGAACTAGCGCCATTTTACATTCATTACATATTTTATTTTGTTTCAATTTTAATTAAATAGTATACTGTATCATTAATCATGGGTAACCAAGTAAGTAAAAAGGTTAGTTTTCAAGATATACAACATGCGCAAACTAACGAACGTACTATTATTATCAACACTTTGTCGGAGCAAGAACAAGCTATTTTAATTTATAAAACTGTACCTATTTCAAATGAAATAAGTCAAGTTGAAAATGCAATAAAATTAAAAAATAATATTATTATTTACGGTAAAAATAGCAATGATGAATCCATTTATATAAAATACAACCAAATTAATAAATTAGGAGGATTAGTTTATATTTATGTAGGCGGTTTATTTGAATGGTTATTGTTACAAGATATTTATGGCTCAGATATGTTCAAAACCACAAATAAAACACTAGATATTTTAAAATTCAAACCCAACAATATATTAAATACAAATTATATTACGTATTAAGTATGGTAGGCGGATTATTAAATTTAGTCGCAGTAGGAAATCAAAACATTATTTTACACGGAAATCCGCAAAAAACATTTTGGTCAAGTACCTATAAACGAATTACTAATTTTGGAATGCAAAATTTTAGGTTAGATTATGAAGGATTGCGACAGTTATCAGTATCCTCTGAAACTACTTATACGTTCAAAGTGAAACGGTATGCAGAATTGTTAATGGATACCTATTTTGTAATACAAATACCTGATATTTATAGTCCAATTTATCCTGATTCAAATTCAAATAAATGGATTCCTTATGAATTTAAATGGATTAAAAATTTAGGAGCGATGATGATTAAAAATATAAAATTTACCATAGGAGGTAGTTTGATACAACAAATCACGGGTACAGACATGGTTATATTAGCGAATAGAGATTTATCAGCAACATATAAAAAAAAATGGGACGAAATGATTGGAAATACTCCAGACATGTATGACCCTGCCAACGCATTCGGTCGCAACAACCGATATCCTAATGTTGGCTACAATGATGGGAATTTACCAGAACCATCCATTCGTGGTAAACAATTGCGAATTCCATTACCTATTTGGTGGGGGTTTACATCCCAACAAGCATTTCCATTAGTAGCATTGCAGTACAATATTCTTCAAATTGACATTACACTACGTCCTTTACGAGAATTATTTCAAATTAGAGATGTTATTAATCCTCAATTGAATTATCCTGTGATTGCTCCTAATATGACGGTGCCAGAACATCAATTTTTTCGATTTCTTCAACCTCCTCCGAACCCAGAATTAATTTATACTACTACAGTAACCAATTGGAAAGAAAATTCACATTTATCGTGCCAATATTGTTTTTTGTCGGAAGAGGAAGCCAAAATGTTTGCACTACAACCTCAAAAATATTTGATAAAAGAATATCACCAAACTTTATTTACCAATGTAGGAGTAACGGATAAAGTATGGTTGCAAAATTCGACCGCTCTTGTGTTAGATTGGATGTTTTTATTTCAAAGGGCAGACGTTCCTTTACGTAATGAATGGAGCAATTTTACCAATTGGGCGTACGATTATCTTCCTAAACAGATTGAACTATTGCCAGAAATCATGGAAATAGGACCGTTTGGAAACTTTGGATACGGGAGAAACCCAGATACATCATTTACGATGTTGTATGGTACTGGTAATTTTCATCCTGAAAATCAAAAAAGTATTTTACTTTTATTTGGAATTACATTTGATGGAACCGTAAGAGAAGAAATAAGAACCGGCAATATTTATTTACAGGACCAACAATATTTAACGAGTGAAGGGTACGGGTCAACTTCGCTAGAAGGGTTGTATGCTTATAATTTTTGTTTAGATACGTCTCCTTTTCAATTACAACCTTCGGGAGCCATTAATTTAAGTAAATTTTCAAAAATAGAATTTGAATTTACTACTATTACACCTCCAATCGACCCCAATTCTACTTATTTAGTTATTTGCGACCCCGTGTTAAATCAGCAAATTGGTGTCAACAAATCCATCTATAAATTATATGAATACGGGTTTAATTTATATGTTTTGGAAGAACGTTATAACGTTCTCACCTTCTTATCAGGTAATGCAGCAATGATGAACGCTAGGTAAATAATTAATTTAAATATGTTATACAAATTATGGAAACAAAAATTACTTTTATTATTCCTACTATAGGAAGGTCGTCGTTACGGCAAACAGTAGAATGTTTACTGCAACAAACAAAACCATACTGGAAAGCTATTATTATTTTTGATGGTATAGAACCCACTATTCATAGTTCAGATAATAGAATTACGATATTTAAACATACAAAATTAGGGGTTGTCAATTATGCAGGCGCTGTCAGAAATTATGGAATATCCTATGCAACTACAGAATGGGTTGCTTTTGTCGATGATGATGATGTACTTAAAAATACATATGTAGAAACTTTTTATAGGGAAATAAAATATAATAGTGACATTATTATTTTTAGAATGAATGTTAACAGTCGTATTTTACCACCTATAAACTGTAATAATTTTCATATAGGTCAAGTTGGTATATCGTTTGCAGTTAAAAAACTCGTATTTGATGATATTGTTTTTGAACCTTCAGAATATGAAGATTTTGGTTATTTAGATAAGTGTAGAGCAAAAAAATATAGAATAATGATAAGTCCTTATTTGTTGTATTTTGTAAGAAATTGCAATCCATTTTCAAATGTTGTATCTAATCGAGTATTTATACAAAATAAATAAATAATAAATACATGTCATTGAACATTCTATATGGAAATTCCATGGGCTGAAAAATATCGACCAACCACATTTTCATCGATTGTTCTCAACCCATACAATGAATTATTGTTTAAAAGTATGATTGAACAAGAATACATTCCTAACATGCTTTTTTTTGGTCCTCCTGGAACTGGTAAAACGACTACCATTATTAATTTAATACGACTTTACCAAGAAAAAAAACAAGAAACCAATAAAGGGTTGACAATTCATTTGAATGCATCCGATGACCGAGGCATTGATATTATACGCAACCAAATTCATTCATTTGTTAATTCAAAAACATTTTTTAACAATGGTTTAAAAATTGTTATCTTAGATGAAGTCGATTCCATGACCAAAAATGCACAACAAGCTCTCATTTATTTAATGAATGATACCTATGAAAATACCCGATTTTTTTTGATTTGCAATTATATAAGCAAAATTGATGAATCGTTGCAATCTTTATTCATCAAAATAAAATTCAATCATTTACCCAAACAAGACATTTTAACATTTTTAAAACACGTTTCCGAATGTGAAAAAATATTACTTACCGATATACAATTACACTACATTCAAGAATTATTCGGGTCCGACATCCGAAGCATGATTAATTACATGCAAACCAACCAAGACAACCTAGCCCATTTTAAAATTATTCATTCTGACGTATGGGAAGAACTCTATCAATCTGCTACACCCATTGAAAAAGTAGATGAAATTAGTTGCGACTACAACATGGACAAAAAACACATCATCAAAGAATATTTATATTATATCATTTTACATCATATTGATAGCTACGATTTATCTTCTCTAAACACGATTGAATTAGCCATTCACACACCTGACATTAATATTGATTATGTTGTTCATTATATATTTAATAATTGAATTTAAAGAACTAGTATAAGTTAAGTAAAAATGGAACTTGATATGGAATGGAACGATTTTCTGAACGACGAATCGGTTCTAGCCCCTCCTACGTATAATGTTGACAAAGATGGTTCTGTCCCTGAATCGTCATCATTATATATTTCGACCAACACAATTATCTCCTATCTGAATCAACCGATTGATTTGATTGATTTATTTTGGAAACTAGAAGTTATCCCTTATCATGAACCGCGCGAAGGAATCATCAAAAAACAAATCAAATTAAATTGCACTACTCCTAGTGAATTAAGTGATATTGATACCAAAATTTCATCGTCACCTCGTTACGGTTACAGAAACACCATCAAACATATTGAAAACGAACGTGGCAACATTAAATATAAAAACGTAAGTAAAATAACAATTGGTATCTCCAAAAAAGATATTATCTCCTATCGTCTCAAACAAAAAGGGGCGTTTTACAACTGTTTCGTTCTCATCATTAGGGTTCAATTGGAACAATTTAAAGAATTTCACGTAAAAATATTCAACACTGGTAAGATTGAAATACCCGGAATTCAAAACAAAGAACATTTGCCACATGTCATTCGCATTTTGATAGACCAATTTCGTTTGTACTATCCTGATATTGCTTACAATAAAGAAAATGAAGAAGTCGTACTCATCAACTCCAACTTTAATTGCGGGTATTTCATCAACCGCGACAGTTTATACCATAAATTGCGATATGAAAAAAACATTTCTGCCGTCTACGACCCGTGTTCTTATCCAGGCATTCAATGCAAAATTTATTATACACCAGAAAATGAAATTGTCAGCACTCCCATTCCTGGAAATGTAGTATCGTTCATGATTTTTAGAACCGGCAGTATTTTAATCGTTGGCAAATGTTCGTTGCTCATCATTCATAAAATATATGATTATATTGTTTGTCTTTTAAAAGAATCGTTTCAAAGTATCGTAGACCATAAATGCACACATGTTAAACCAGAATTATTTAAAAAAAAAGTGAAGAAAACTATTTTAATAAAATAACGATTTAAAGCAACTATACTTTTAGTATCATGTCGGAGCAAAAGTTACCATGCGAACTAGTATTGAAACATGTTAGTAAACTATCGTTAGAGAAAGACAAGCCTATCATGTTGGATTACTGGACGTTATCATGTGAAAAGTCCGTGGTCATCGGGGTTCGTGCAAGTAGTGAAAAATTGTTGGTTAAGAACGAAGATGAATACACAAGTCCCATTTCTAAAGTCTACAAGGTTGGCGAACAATATATCGTAGAAACCGAGAATTCATTGTACATTGTCAGTTCTGACATTCCTACAAAACGTATTTCTTAATTATCTACCTGACCATATCTTTAATAACGGTAAATAAGGATATTTTTTTATATCTTGCAATCGAATACCCCACGGACAATATTTATGAATATTATCCAACAATATAGTCGGTTTATATTCTTTTTGCAACAAACAAGAAATAATTCGTTCAAATCGACATCTGTTATATCAATTTGTAATTACAGGCAGTAACAAATTCAAATTGTATTTAGTATTGATGTGTGTTACAAAATCATGTGAAATAATTGTCATTCCTCCAAAACATCCTACCCAATTTTTACTTTTATAAAATGCAGTTAATTCTGGATTATGAAATAAATCAATTATTCTAGTTTCATTCACTACATCATCGGATAGATGATTAAACCACCAAAGAATAGTATATTTATCTATGTTTACATTTATATAAGATTGCATGAATACCGAATCATGCATTATGAAAGCATTATCAAACCATTTATTTCTTACATAATAATAATAAGGTAATAATTCACCACGACCAGGAAATTTACTTTGTATAATTATGGTATTGTACAATTCTTTTTTTGTAATAAAATGATAATTGCTATTATCATCAATGATAACTATTTTATTTTCAGGATAAAATGTACGTATAGAGTCGTAACATTTTATCCAATACAAATTGGTAAGTAGACTGTTTACATGCCTTAATATAATAAATCCTATAGCAGGGTTATATTCTCCATTTGCATTTAATTTATATTTTTTGTATATTGTTGGGTTTAGTTTAAAACTAAACATAGAGTATTTAAAGATTATTTATCTACATAATAAGAATGGAAATTGTTTCCAATTTACACGAAAAGTATAAATTGAACCCATACATGCATGATAAACTAACGCAATATTTGAATAATTTACCAATGTTGATGCAATCTGTTGAAAACCACCATATTCAAAAAACGCAACAATTACTTGAATTGTCCGACAAAAAGGAAAAATACGTTCAGAATTTTTTGTCTACTCACTCTATTTTTTACATTCCACAAACTGAACTATTTATCGAGTACAAAGACCAGAATTATGCCATTGTTTCCGACGACGATATTGCCCATTACGTCTTGTCGGAATTGTACGATAATGACCTGAAAATATGGAAATATAAAATTAAAAAACATATCATTAAACGAATCAAGGAAAATCTGTTTACCACAAGTATTCCTGATTCCTCTACAATTAAATCTGTACTTCAATCTCTTACAATGTTCAGCTCCAAGAACCATATCAAATACTTTTTAACCATTTTGGGGGACACTCTTTTGGGTAAAAAAGAATCGTTCATTTATTTCATCGATGCATCTTACAAAAAAATGATACGCAAATGTGTCGAGCAAATCTATGCCATGACCAATAAAAGCGTATCTGACATTTTTAAATATAAATTCTGGGACCATAAATATGAACAGTGTCGTATGATTACTGGAAAATGTCCTGAGCTCTATTTGTTCCCTACCAAGATTCTCAATGTGATTAGCGTGGCTACCTATTTATCGACCAAGTACACGAACGCAGAAGGATTTTTGACACAATGTAAAGAGGATGAGTTCATACAGAAAACCTTATATTTGAACCAACACACCCCGAAAAATATCATTACGATGTTTGTAGATGAAACGATGCATAAGAAGGGAACGACATCATATAAAAATTTCTACTTTTTGTGGCGGTCGTACCTCAAACAAAAGGAGTTGCCGTTGGTGATATCAGATGCCAATTTCAAAACAATTCTTACGAATTTACAGTTGATTCAAGATGATGTGATTCCGCTAACGTCGAAACAAGTATACATACAAAATGTAAAATTGTTTTTAGACAAAAATCCGTATTTAGAGGACCAGTACGATGTGTCTGAATTGGTAGACATGTACAACGAATCTCAGCCGGATGAAACAAAAATGAACGAAGAAATGTTGAGGGACATTATTCTTTTACTTCAATAATAATTTTACGTTTGATAGATTTACGTCGTTTGGTTTTACCCGATGTAAAACGCTTGATAGAATATTCTCGATGCTGGGTACGAGAACCGCCACTGGTGCGTACCTTTTCAGGTATTTTTTTAGGTGAAAAAAAATTAAATATTCCAGGTAGACCCGAAACTACTTCAGAAGATACAGGTTGTGCTTCTGGTAGTGTTGCTGCTTCTGGTAGTGATGCTGCTTCTGGTAGTGATGCTGCTTCTGGTAGTGATGCTGCTTCTGGTAGTGATGCTGCTTCTGGTAGTGATGCTGCTTCTGGTAGTGCTGCTGCTTCTGGTAGTGATGCTGCTTCTGGTAGTGATGCTGCTTCTGGTAGTGGTGCTGCTGGTAATAATGATGCTGTTTCGGATGATGTGTTAAATAAATTTTGAGCATTATAAAATTTTGAAAAAAACGTGTTGTCTGTCTCAATTCTATTAATAATATGGTCATTTAATGTATCAAAATCTTTTAATAAATTTGAATACGGTTCACCAATGAATAAATTTAATGTCATAAAATAATTTTGTAAAAGCATACATTGATTAAATTCTAAACACAAACATTTAATAAGATTATAAATGATTACAAACGTATGAGTTTCAAACATATCATCAGAAATATATGGATATATAGTTGGTAATATTAATTTACCATTTATTAATTCATTTGTCAATTTAAATAGTGACACCCCAAATATCCGATAACAGGTTGCATGACCATAATACGTATCAAATTCGAATTTAATATCTGAATCTTTACGTAATTTACTAACATTATGTAGTATTTCATTAATAGATAAATCTTGTTCCGACCTACAAAAAGGAACATAAACACCTAATTGAGTCAAATGATTATAAATTTTAGCCATTTTTGTTTTAAATTCTTTATCAGTTGAGGTTTCAAAATGTTCCATATAAATTTTAAATAACTTATCATTGTCTTTCGTTTCAAATAATTCATCTATGATTGAATATAATTTGGGGTCACCTCCTTTCATTTTATGTTGTTTTTTATTTTTAGATCCTCCACTTAATACTGTAAAATCAGATGTAGTTACACGTTCTGGAATTTCATATAATTGTGACTCGTCAGGATTATCTAATGTAAACTTATATGTTTGTGTATCACTATCAAAATCTGAAATTGTACCCATAACATCATTATCGTTTAATGAGACAGTTATTTTCTTTGCCTTTACTGGTTCTACATCATTTTTTTTTTTTGGCGATACATCAGTTTCTTCTGCTGGCGATGTTCCTCTTTTTACTATTTCTTCAACATGTTTTATGGTAATATTATATTCAGTTGTTGTTTCTTCTATTTTACGTATACCTCCAGCATGTTCAGGTATCATATGTAACAAATTGGCTAAATAGGACAATTGTGTTTCCATCATAGGACTACTTTTATCTTCTGCATATTTTAATAAATACAATTGTATTTTATTCATAAGAGCAAATATGTGTTCAGGTATTTTTGCAATTTCTAGATTAGATATATATCCTCTAAACTGACCACGTATGTCGTCTAAATTAACTTCGTTTAAACGCGTTGGAGAAAATGGTTCACCGAATTGTTTGACAAATGCAGTTTGGAATGTGATTTTTTCTTCATAGTTAAATGAACCATAATAAAATTCTAAATCATCTATAAGTAAAAATTTATCTGCATGTATAGCAGGATTAATAATAGTTTTAGCTATAGATATAATTGTCTGAATTGCTGTATCTAATATACTCATTATATCTGTAGTTTTAGCCGTCTCTAGAACTAATTGTTGATTTGTTGCTTCAAGTTCTTGTAATGTTTTATCATATTTACTTTTATAATAATCATTTAACTTTTTTAATTCCTCATTTTCACTACGTGTTTTAATTAATAACATATATTTTTCTCTTGTAAGTACTTCTACATGTTTGCCTAGTTGTATGGCTAGTTGTATTCCTGTATATACATGTTTACAATCTAATAAGATGTTAAGTTTTTTTTCTATTACTGAAATAGCTCTCAGATTCTCTTCAGTATAGGTTGGTATACCTATCGCATTCATAGTAGGTCCAGGATTTAGACAATTTGAATTTAAAAATTTAAATTTATTAAATAAAATTCTTTTTCGTATGTCTATATTCGAATCGTTATGATTATCTTCATCTTTACATAAATATAAATATTTATTACAAGGAGATGACTTATCCTCATGATTTACTTTACCATTTGAATATTTTGATATTATAATTAAATTAAAAAATGTTTGTGCAAGATAACTATTTGGATTATACTCATCAAACCCCACAGTTGCAGGTAATATTTCAAGTAGATGTTCTTGTGCTATTTCTATATTTAAATTAGCATTAATAAATGATGTTATATGAGGTGATGCTTTTTCATATATTAGCGGAGGTTGTTTAGGAACATCGAATATCATAGATACAGGAAAACCATTAAATATATCTGCAAATATGTAATCAGAAGGTTGTGTTTGTTGACCAGATTTAAATTTTTGGGGAACACCTTTAGGAGTTGTACCACTCCATAAAGCTTTAACTAATAAACATTGTTCGCGAACACTATTTGCTCTTATATTATTCGCATTTCTTATATTATACATAGCAATTTGTTGTCCTATATTCAGAGGACTCATTGTAGTGTCTTTAGCTAAATAATCTTGTATATAATTAAATCTTTCTATGTGTATTACAAATTTACCTTTGTTACGTGATTCTAAATACAAAAATGCACGATAAATACCTCCATCTATAACTGGATAAGGGTTTCTTTGCTGTGTTTGAAATAATGATTCAAACTCATCATGCAATGACGCTGGGTTTATAGTATAATTAATAGGACCATATAAAACCCTACATTTAGATAATAAGTATAAAAAATCTTTGACAGATTTAAGCATATTTGGAATATGGTATGTGTTATTTATTTGTATATTTAATTGTTGTATCATAACTAACATAAACCGTTCAGCAAGCAAAGGATGATAATCTTTAGCCATTGTTCTAATAATACTTAATGCTACTGATTGTTCAACATCTTCTTCATCTATTGGTACTGAACCGTCTATACCTGCTGCAATACCATATTGTTGTAATGGTCCTAATTTACTCTTATAATCTTCAATTGCCAATTCTATTTGTGCTAACTCAGCCATTATTTTCTCTTTTTTCCTTTTATAATCAGATGGAGCATCTTGATTATTTAATCGGGTTAGTTCACGTTTAAATGGTTCTATAGTAGATTCAAGATACTTTATATTAGTAAGAGCAGATACAAAATCAATATCGTTTAATACTAAAATACCTTTTTTTTTGTTATATATGTTTGTTACTATATCAACATATATAGATTGTATATTGCATTTAATTTTTGATATTTCTAGTTTGTGTAGTTTCATGTTGTATACAGTTGTTTCATACTCCTCGTTTTTTTTAGTACTTTTAGATATGTTGGGAAGTGTCAATGAATTTTTCAAATCTTCTTTTTCTTCTTTTAGTTTTTTAAAATTTGATAATATCTTTTCTCCTGCTTTTTTATTATTTACTACATATTTATATAAATTTTCTAACCTTTCAAGCTTATTACCAACATCACGTTCAATACAATTATCACTAATATCAGGTTCTGTTAATTGATATTTATAATATGGTAAATTGTAAACGAATTCTTTACCTTTTAAAACATCAATATATTTATCTATTTGTTCATTGTCTTCTGGTATTTTAAAAATAGAAATATCATTATAACTAAATATATTTGAAATATTTGATTTTTCTTCTGGACTTAATTCGGCATATGCTTTTTCATCCTCATGAGGTCTTTCTTCTGCTGCCATTATACTTTACCACTATATAATAAATTAAATTAGTAATCCGTATTAAATACTTACCATTACGTATAGTATGACGTCTAGTAAATACTTTCAACCGTTATCCTTAGCTAGTTTCAGACATCCTGCTCCACCTTCGGATACCAACGATATTTCTTACATTAGCCAATCTAATTTACATGATACGAAAGTATCACGTATTTATGCCAACCATCTGCAGTGCGTTCAATTTCCCGGACATGTTCAATTTGAAGATACCATAA